TCGGAAGAAACTCTAGAGAGATATACTTATAGTGCTAGAGTATATTATAAAAACGAGCAAAAAGAAGATATCATTGATGGCAATGGACAAATGAATCTAGTTGGGTCTGAGGGTCAAATTAGAATTAAAGTAAAAGCAGCAGCATACGAAAAGATTAAAATTTGTTCAAAGATAGAGGTTGATAATGAACTATATGTTGTAGATGGAGACGCAAAGGTTATTGGCCCATTTGATACTCAATTTTATTCAATATTTTTAAAACGTGAAAACTAATGGCTGGAAGAGATTTTATTTCGGTCTCTGCCCCAGTAGTAACCGTCAACGCAAAAGAATTACTTAGAGAGCTAACGGTAGATTCACCTAATAATAAAAGTATGGCGATGGCCATCAGAGGCTTGATTGATCCCAAAATTCAAGAAAGACAATCTGAGTTAATTAAGGAATTTGAAGCTCATCCAATAACCATAGAGCTTGATGCTGGGCCTAGAGCATCTAACACCAGTGGGACTTTAGGAGGATACGGTAACCTATTTTCCTTTATAGGTTTTTCTTCAGGAGACAATCCAACTCAGATTATATCTAAAATATTTAGTGAAAAAATAAAATTTAAGGTAAGAAGAAAAAATAATTCAGGAAGATATCAAATTACCTTCTTTATTCCAAGTATTGAAGAAATATATGGACTAACTCCAATACCTTGGATGGCTGGCAAAAGCTGGGCTAGAAGTATAGAAGAGGGGGGATTGACTAACTTGGGACAATATTTATTTAGTTCTACTGGGTTTGATAGTTCTACTTCTGGAACAGGTATACAAGCCAAAAATAGGTCTTCTGGTGTAAGTTTTAAAAGAATGCCATATGTTGGTAAATTAATAAAAGATTTTAAACAGAAATTATTAAGATTAGATAAATGAAGGCGCAGTTTGATCAGAATGTTTTATCAAGTTTCTATCTATGGTTTGAAAACCGTTTATTAGGTAGTTCTGCGAAGGCATATCAAATCAACTTAGATAACGCTTTTACTTCTGGCTCATTCTCTGATGTCCCTGATACTCATATTGCTTTTCAAGGCAAGTATAGATCTTTAGTTGGGGAGCATAATGTGGACAACCCAAATTCTGGTTTCTTTTTGGGGAGTGATTTTATTACTGGTAACTATGACAAGAACGGAGGTATTTTCACGGATTATGAGAACGGGAGATTAATATTCCCTCAAGCATCTGGTGCTGAGATAGGAAGCACCGCACTGACAGCAAATTCTACTGTAAAAGAAGTAAATACTTATATTACAAATGATACGGATGCTCAAATCATTCTTCACTCAGATTTTAAAGACAGTGCTACAGAGCTTCCCTACCAATATGGGAAAACGGGAGAATTTGACGAAACCACATATTTTTTACCCGCTTGTTTTATTTCTGTAGCATCTTCAGACAATACTGAATTTTCTTTTGGGGGAGAGGAAGATACTAGGACAAGAATGCGAGTAATGGTGTTGTCTTTCGATAATTACACATTAGATTCTGTTCTTTCTTTATTTAGAGATACTGTCAGAAGAGATATTACGCATATTCCGTATGAAGACTTCCCATATGGTTTTTCTTTCTCTTTGAAGGATTTTCCTTATAGTTACGACGATTTAGTGGCATCTCAATCAAATCCAACAAAGTCCCATATACAAGAGGTTTCTGTGTCTAAAATAGTCTCAGAAAGAATTAGGGAGAATCTGAATAAAAACATCTCTGTAGGATATATTGACTTTGAATTATGCACTTATCGTTTCCCTAGATTATAAATCCGTGTAAGAAAGTGTAAACAATTCACTTTAATTTAAATTAACATGGCTTCTAATCAATCTAGAACGAGAGTAATCTCTCAAAGTAAAGCGGTTTACGTTTCAAACACTGGCTTAATTGGCGATTTAGGCGCTCCAATACAGTCTCACTCTGGCGTAAAACCACCTCAACTTCATCGTGTTGACACTTTCTCTTTTGATATTGATATTGCTGGTGGACGGCAAGATATTAGAGAATTTGGTCAGTTAGCACGAATCGGAACAATCACACTTGGTGATTTAAACCCTTCTTTCTCCCTTGGTTATTTCTTAGGTGACGGAGAAAATGAATATAATTTAGGCTTTCAAACAAATGGAATTACTGACGCTAACGTATTAAAAAGTCAGTTTATATCTGGCATTCTTGCTGAAGATCCTAACAAGAGAGAAAAGAACCTTTTTGTTTTAACAACTAAGGAGGGGTCAGACGCTTTTTCAACTGTTGGGACATCTGCAACTGATGCAAAAGGAAAAGAAGGCATTAACCAAGGCTCCTTCCTTACAGATCCAACTGGAACCTATACGACCGCAGAATTAGATTCTCAGGATGTTGTATCTTTAGGAAACTGCAACTTCGAAAGTTACACCGTTAATTTTGCTGTCGGAGAAATCCCAAGAGTCGATATTGATGGAACGGCAGAAAACATTACATTTGATACTGGTAACTCTGGAATATATAACCCTTCTTTAAATAAAGCAGGAGCAAGAGCAGACACAGGTCAGCTTATGCTTGGTGTTCCTAGCACTGGTAACATGAGTGTTTTAGTCCTTCGTCCAGAGGATGTAACTCTTACATTTAGTGATGGTGATTTCACATTTGGTGGAACGGACTTGACCGACATGCACGTTCAGAGTGCTTCAATTGAAGTCCCTCTTTCAAGAACTCCAATTGAGGCTCTTGGTTCTGCGAAAGCGGTAGCCAAGCCATTGGACTTCCCAATTAACGTAACAATGTCTGTTAGTGCGCTTCTTAAGAACTTCAGTGCAGGTCAAGTCGATAAGATCTTGACTGGTGCTGCTGGAAACGAAACAACAAACATTACGTTGAATGTTAAGGGAGAAGATGGAACAGATAAGCATAGATATATTATGCAAAAAGCTGTCATGGATTCACAAGGATTCTCTCAAGGACTTGATGACAATGAGACTATTGATTTAACATTCTCTACTCAAATTGGTGGAGATAACCAAACCGATCAAGGTTTCTTCTATTCAGGTGCTTGCACCGCAGGAGGGGAGATTAATCTTCCAGATAACTACGGAACAAGCTTTGGAGGTAGGAATTTCCCCCGTGGATACTTCTACAAGAAAAACCAAGTTAAGGGACCATACTCTGCTGCTGACGGGAGCTAGTATTAAGTCCAAACATCTTAAACACAAAAAGCCTCGCAGAAATGCGGGGCTTTTTTGTGTAAACTAAGTATATGTCTATAGAAAGAATTAATTCTAGTGATGTCCAAGTATTTGTAAATACAATACCTGATGGGCGGCTACCAGCTATTAATTCATTAAGTATTTCTACAAATAAGCAGGTTTCTGAAATAAGGAGGCTAGGAGACTTGAATGTTTCTGAGAGAATACTAGGTTCTAATCAGACTACTACTTTGAGCATGGACATAATGCTTACGACTGGAGCTACTGGTATAGACCCTTTTTATAGTTTCTTTCTGAATAAACCTTACAATAAAGGTGATCAAGCAATACATTTTGGGTTTCTAAACACAGGTAAAATTGATTTTACAATAAAAGATCTCGCTGGTCAAACCGATATATTAGATAGCTCTGTTGTTAATTATTCTTTGAATGGCTCTGTAGGAGATTTAGTAAGAGGCGCTGCAACATACGAGGGCAACGCCGCTAGTTTCCGTCCCGCTGGAGCTTTAGAAAGAAAAGATCAAACAAATGATAGTTTTGGAGGTTTTTTTAGGCCAGAAGATATTGAGATAACAACAACAACAAATGGGGACGAGGGTATTGATACGGCAAGTTTGAATATACAAGATTTTTCATTAAGCGTAAATACGCCAAGAATTCCTAAGACAAGATTAGGGACAAGAACCCCAAGGTTTAGATATCCCGAGTTACCAGCAGCAGGTGATTTAAGCTTCTCTGTTTTAAAAACAGAAGTTACAGGGGTTAATCTATCTAGTTTAGTTTGCCAAAGCGGTGTAATTAAAATTGATTTAAAAGGAGAAGATGATACTTCTGTTATGGATTTTTCCATTAGTGGATGTTGTCTAGAGACAGTGGATGAATCGACTTCTTTGGATGATAATACTAGTGTCACCTTTTCTTACTACTTCCCTATATTACAATGACTATTACTAGCGGAGAATTCAGCCCTTATAAAAACTCTATTTATAATGTGAGTTTAACTGTTGACCGTCCACATGATGGTTTTGAATTTCGTTTATTAGAAACAGGTGCTAGCTCAGAAGGTGAATTGGTGAAATTTTCAGGAAGACAAGGTTACCTTTTTGATCAAAGCGGCAATTTATGGGGAGGATACAAAAGTGGAGTGCCTTTTGATTTCCAAATTCATTACGACTACTATGATAAAACTTTCTCCTATTATAGTGAAGATACTTTAATTGCTAATGGTTTAGATGTCACAGGAGCAGGTGTTGTTGATGATGGAAAAGTCGGTTTAGTCACATTCACAAAACATGGGAATTCAAGCGCTTCTGTTTCAATCACTGGACTTAAAAGTTGATAATATTTCTTTTTGATCTATAATAATAGAGATGAAAGAGCTATATTCATTTGATGTAAAAAGAGAGGTTGAGAAAGAGGTTCCTCATGTAAGAAAGACTAAAAACGGGCCTGTTGAAACAACTAAAAAAGTTAAAAGTTCTATTAAAACTAGGGTTGTTGTGGCTAAACCTAGTGTTGCAGACGTAGAAGATGCTGAGTTTTTCTATGGTCAGAAATACAACGAATTTATTAATGCTGGTTTTTTAACAAAAGCTATGCTGGCAAAAAAGATGGGGGATCTTGGAGGGATGACCTCAAAAAGAACAGAGGATATTATTGGTGAATTAGTCGTGGAAAATTCTGATGCTGCTAGGGTAATCGAGTTTTTTGGAGAAGCAAAAGAACTTAGTGAAGAGCAAAAGAAGCAGCTTGAGGATGCAAAGGTTGCATTTGCATCAACACAGACTCAAATTAGAGATTACGAGACTAGTTTGAGAGGACAATTCAGTCAGACTGCTGACTCAAAAGCAGAACAAAAACTTATTGAGTGGTTTATTCTTAATTTTACTTTTTTTGAGGAGAGCTTAAAGGAAGATGATAAAAAAGAATTATTTCCATTCTTTAAAGGAGAAAATTATGTAGAAAAAAGAAGCTATCTTTTAAGACTTCAAGAAAAAGACGATGACGTTGAAGATGTTCAATTTCTTAAAAAACAAAAACTTTTTGAGAAATCATATCAAACTTTAGTTAGAGTTCTAAGCGTTTGGTATAATAATTACGGCAATGATCAAAAGTCTATTGATGCTGCATTAAAAGAAGTTTTTGAAGATGAGCAAGACTGATGAGTCACATTCAGTTGATTTATTAGAAATATTGCAAGGGTATTCTACATTAGAATATCTAAATACAAATTATTATTTTAAGCACTTTAGTATATTAGATGTGCTATCTCTAGATTTTGAAGAGAAACAAGAAATAGAGAAATCAGTAAAAACTGGTATTCAGACATCTGAACAGTTAGTTCAGTCTGCTATAAATATTGGTTCTTGGAGCGAAAAAAAAGAAGACAAGTTAAAATCTACTATTTGGATGATAAAAAAATCCGAAGCCGCTTTATCTAAAATAGAAGACGCAAATCAAAGAAAGATTTTTAACAATCAGATTGAATCTCAAAGAAACGATTTAAAAAAGATCCAAGATGAAAAAGCTAAAATTACAAATTACAGTGCAGAACATCTTGCCCAAATAAAAAAAATAAAAAAAATGGTTAATTCTTCCGTTTTTTTAAACGAAGACTTTTCAGAAAAATTAAAAGAAGAGCATCAAGCGCCTTTAACAGCTATTTTATTCGCAAAATTTAATCATTTAAATTCAAGAGAGACTTGTTTAAGGGCTTCCTATAATGGAGGTTTTTTTGATTTCTATGTAGCTCAAACAGGAAACCCTTTGTCAATTTTTGGTGTCACTTTTGATAAATTAACTTGTTTTCAAAAGAACCTAATTGTTTATTCTAATGCTTTGTTTAATAAAATTAAAAATGTAAGCATTCCTGCTGAAATTGCAAATGATCCAGTAAAGGTTTATGAATACGAGGAAAAACCTCATCAAGAGTCTAAAACATCTCACGGAGTAGATGACTTGAGGACAAAAATGGCAATGAGGGGTGGCGAGCTTAAAGCAGAGGACTTTTTAAGCTGATAGGTGTAATTTACCTATATGGCTCAAAGTTTTAATGCTTCACTTAATGTTTCCCTTAATACTGCTAGCTTAAATGCTTCTACAAAGCAGGTTAAGCAAGCTTTAGGTCGAATTACAGGACAGGCTTCAGAATTTCAAAAATCTCTGGATGCCTCTACTGCCCGTGTATTTGCTTTCGGGGCAACAACTGCCGTTTTGAATGGGGTTACTCAATCCTTTAAAAAATTAATATCTACAACTATTGAAGTCGAAAAAAGACTTATTGAAGTTAACTCCATCTTTCAAGCTACAGAAGCGAGTTTTAGTAAATTTAGAAATGCCATATTTCAGGTAGCAAAAGATACAGGTCAATCATTTAGCACTGTTGCAGACGGAGCAGCAGAATTAGCTCGTCAAGGTTTAAGCGCTGAAGAGACAGCTTCTAGACTGAAGTCTGCTCTAGTTTTAACAAGGATTTCTGGATTGGATGCAGAAAAGTCTGTTAAGGCATTAACGGCTGCTATAAATGGATTTGAATCTGCTGGTTTAAAGCATACAGAGATCGTCAATAAGATGGTAGCAGTTGACACGGCTTTTGCTGTTTCAGCGCAAGATTTGGCAGAAGCCTTTAGTCGTGCTGGTTCCACAGCAGAAGATGCAGGGGTTAGTTTTGATCAACTTTTGGGACTGGTTACGGCTGTTGAGCAGAAAACCGCAAGGGGTGGAGCCGTTATCGGTAACGCATTTAAATCAATTTTTACAAGGCTTGCCAGAGGAACTACAATTGAAGAACTAAAAGCATTAGGCGTTCAAATAGATGCAACCCAGACAGGTGTTCAAAAGTTAAGCGCATTATCAACCGCTATAGAAGGGATATCTGATCCAACTGTCGTTTCTAAAATTAAAGAATTAGCAGGTGGTGTTTTCCAAATCAACGTAGTTAGTGCGGCTCTTAAAGACTTAAGTAGTGAAACTGGTATATTTAAAGAAGCTGCTGAAACAGCAGCATTTGCTACAAACGAAGCTTTTGAAAAAAATAAAGCTTTAGGAGAAAGTTTAGCTGATAATATTAATAAGTTAGTTGTTGGATTAACTAGTTTGGCTGAGAAGGTGGGTTCGGTAACCTTCGGGCCAATTCTTGAAAACATAGTAAGTATAGCAACAAAGTTTACTGAATTTTTAGATAATGCTTTAGACCCAGAAAAGGGTAATACTTTTATAAAAGGATTCTTTAAAGCTATTGGAACGTTTTTAAGTGGACCTGCTATAGTCCTATTTACTGTAGCTTTCGTTAAAATAACAAAACTGATTGCGAGGTTTGCTGGAGATGGATTAAAAAGTCTTTTCCAAATGGGGAGTCAGACTGAGAGAATTCAGCAGATTGAGGGTGGCATAGTCGGGCTTCTTCAAAGAGATGCTACTTTGAGGAAACAAATGGAAAGCACGACAATGAGTCAGGCTCAAAAAGAGCAAGCTGTTATAGCCGCTATCCAAAGAGAAAATGCCTTGCTAACTACACAAGCACAGCTAATGAGAAATCTAGCCTCTGCCGCTGCTGCTAGAGGTGTGAGAGGATTTAGCGATTCAAGAGGATTTACTGGTAAGAGAGGAAGAAGATTCAATGCTGGATTTAGAGCAGAGGAAGCTGAAGCAATGATGCTTGGGGCTAGCCCAAGTGTTAAGGCTCACATGGGCAGGGGGACAATTGGTGGACAGAAGTTCATCATGAATAACCAAGAAATGGAGATCCCCAACTTTGCTGGGGGAAGAGACTCTGCTGTTATACCAAGATATCCTAAAGGATTTGTTCCTAACTATTCAAGGAGAAATTTACAATCAATTATAAATAATAAGAGTGGGAGAAAGACTCCAGAAGAAATTGCAGATGCTAGAGCGCAATTAGCTGCAATGGATGCAAGGGCGGCACAGAAAATACCTCCTATTAGCGTGTCACCTGCTCCTTATGGTTTTTTAGTTCCTACGCTGGGAGCGGGGGCGGCAGCAAAAAGTATCAAAAAAGGCTCTTCTAAAGTAAGTGGTAATAGATTCCCCTATGAACTTACTTCTACAATTAAACCGTTTGCCCCCATGATGAGCGGGGAAAGCATTGATAAAGCTGCGGAACCTTACGATTCTAAACTTGAGCAAAGAATAAAAGAAAGTGTAGTAAAATCTGCGACTAAATATGCTAACTTATTAGTTATACCGAAAGGTAAAAATAATAAGGCGAATTCATCAGACATAAACCGCAGACTGTCTCAGGGTGGGCAAAGAGGGGCGCATGGTGCGATAAGGGGTGCTGTTGGAGCAGCATTTGAAGCCGCTGTGTTTTCTGCTTTAGGTTTGGCAGAATTTAAAGCGGCAAAAGGTGGCGCAGACTGGGATGTCAGACAGTTGAACACTGTAGGGAACGGTGAGGTAAGTCAAATATTTCGTAGTCCTCCAAGCATATCTTTTGCAGATATGAAAGTTGGAGCTACTCAAGATACTGTTGATAGTTTTGTTGGTAAAATATTAAGGCATAATCCAAATTACGCTGATGATATGGCTCGCCATAGAGAAGCAAACAAAAAGAAAAAAGCTAAAGGGAAGGCTAGAGGATTTATACCAAACTTCACAAAAAGAGGTGGAGTTCCTACTTCTCTGATGAGAGTTCACAAAGATGATAAAGGTGAGCCTGTTGCAGTAACTAATTTAAGAGATGAACCCAATGGTTTACAAGATGCTATAAAGCGAGAGCGTGATGGTGTTGGGATGTTTGCTGGTGGATTTGTTCCAAATTACAATAGAGGTGCAGCAATCTTAGGTGTTTTTAAATCATTGCAAAAAACAGTTGTAAATTTCGGTAGCAAGGCAAAAACATCAGCAAAGGGTCTTGGTAGTATGGAAAATAAAATGGGGAAAGCAACTACTGGCTTTTTCCTTTTAAGTTCTGCTAGTGGGATGGTCACAGCGAGTATGGAGCAACAACATGCAGCCATGCAAGCTCAGTTAGATCAAGATACGGAGAACCTGCTTACTCAAGCACAACTTCTCGATAAGGACAAGGAGGGTCTTAAATTTAAGGACACAGAGGTAGGTTCGATACAAAGATCTGTTACTGCAAGGGCAGACGAAATTATGGCGATGCAGAGACACACCCAGTCTCTAATGGAAGAAAGAACAATACTCCAAAAAACTGCTATCGTATTAGATAAATTTGCTGGTGTCGCCACAACTTTTGCACTTATTGGAACATTTGGAGGAAGAGGAGGAAAAGGTGGTGGAGTAAAAGGTGGTAAAGTTCCTACAGTGGCAGCGGGGGCGGCAACGGGGGCTTCTTCTGGTCCCTTCGGGGTTCGCCCTGCTCCAAGCGCGGTCCCACCAAAAGCAGGATTTTTATCAAAAACAGGAAATTTTCTCAAAAGCCCAAAAGGGATGGGTCTTATTGGAACAGCTTTAACAGTTGGGGGTGCTGGTTTCTCACTCAATAGTAATTCGAAAAGACAAGATATTGGAGAAAGAGAGAAGGGGAGAAATACGGGAAAAATCATTGGAGGTGCTGGTGGAGCATTAGCAGGAGCAGCGGCAGGAGCCGCTATAGGATCTATTGTTCCTGTTTTTGG